AGTTATTAGGAAAAAAAGCTGTAGGAATTGGAGACCATTCTACAGGAGATTTTTATAAAAATGCTGAAGAAGCATTAACTTCTTTAGTAGATGCTGATGATAGAATATCAACTTTAGATAAATATTATGCTAAAACACTTTTATTAAATGGGTGATTCAGTCAAAAATTATTTTGGAAATATGAGAAAGAAAAAAACTATAAAAAGTAGTAAAGATGATGCAATAGAGGTATTTGAATTAGAATATCCAATATTAGCAGATGAATTTAAACAAATTCAAAAAGAAATGTATAAAATGTTTGCTCGTAAACATATGGATTATGGTTTAAATAATATTGCTTTAGGTGGTGATTTAAATAATAATGATGATAAGAAATTTTCTTTAACTGGTTTATGTATTAGACTTACAGATAAAATTTCACGTTTAAAAAATCTATTAATTAATGGTAGATCATTTGTTAAAGGTGAAGGCATGGAAGATACATTTATAGATATTGCTAATTATGGGATAATTGGTCTTTTAGTAGGCCGTAATAAATGGAAAAAATAATTTGGCTAAAAAAATCCCAAATATAGTTAAGGAGATTCGTTTAAATCCTCCTCAAGAAATTAACTTTGCTTACCAGAAAAATATTTCTTATTCGCAAATGTCTATATTTCGTAGTTGTCCTCATAGATGGAAATTACAATATAAAGACAAAATAAAAAGATTTACTTCTTCTATACACACAGTATTTGGTACTGCTATACATGAAGTAATGCAGCACTATTTAGATGTAATGTATGAAAAAAGTGGGGCGTATGCTGATAGAGAAATAGATATAAAAGAATTATTCCATCAAAAGTTTATAGAAGAATATCAAACTCAATATAAAAAAAATAATAATGAGCATTTTTCAGATGCTTCTGAGATGAGAGAGTTTTTTGAAGATGGGGTTAATATATTAGATTGGTTTAAGAAAAAACGTAGTAGATATTTTTCTAAAAAAGGAACATATTTAGTAGGCTGTGAAATACCTATTGTAATTGCGCCCAATAAAATGTATAATAACGTATTATACATGGGGTATTTAGATGTTGTCACGTATAATGAAAATACTAATACCTTTAAGATAATAGACATAAAAACAAGTACTAAAGGATGGAATGATTATTCTAAAAAAGATGAGAATAAACAATTCCAATTACTACTATATAAACAATACTTTTCAGAGCAATATGGTATACCTTTAGATAACATAGAAATTGAATTTTTTATTGTTAAAAGAAAAGTATTAGATATTAATGATGAAAAACTTATGTCACCTTATCAGGCTCATAGGGTACAAACATTTACCCCACCTAGTGGAAAAATTAAATTAGGAAGAGCAAAAAAAGCTATGAATAGTTTTGTAAGTGAATGTTTTAATTCAAACGGGGAAATAAAAGATATAGAGTATCCTAAGTCTATTTCTAAATGGAACTGTACATTTTGTCCTTATAAAGAGGATAAAGAAAATTGTGGGGAAGGTATAATTTACTAGCCTCTGTATATATTTATATTAAATAATGTTATTAAAATAAAGATTATGAACGTAAAAAAAGAAATGACACTTACCAGTGTTAAAGTCAAAAGTAATTTGTTTGAAAATTTTAAAATTGAATGTGTAAAAAGAAAATTTTCATTTCAAAAATTATCTGATAGAGCTATTTATTTATATCTTACAGATGAAAATTTTAGAAGACAAATTACAAATCAAACCGACTTAGAACTTTAAACCTAAAAATTAATGAATAAGAGTTTTAAATATCTTCCAAAAAATAAAAGGAAGAAAATATTATTAATCTGTGATGATATTAGAGTACATTCTGGGGTTGCAACAGTTGCAAAAGAAATAGTAGTACATACAGCTCATCATTTTAATTGGTGTCAAATAGCAGGTGCTATCAAACACCCAGAAGCAGGAAAAAGATTAGATTTATCTCAAGATACTAATAAGATATCAAAAATTGATGATTCTCATGTATTTTTATACCCATCTAATGGTTATGGTGATATAAAATTAGTTAGAGAAATTATTAATATTGAAAAACCTGATGCTATATTATTAATTACAGATCCTAGGTATTTTACTTGGCTATTTAATGCCGAAAATGAAATTAGAACTAAAATTCCAATTTCTTATTTAAATATTTGGGATGATTATCCAGCACCTTTATATAATAAAGCATATTATGAGTCTTGTGATTTATTAATGGGTATATCTAAACAAACTGTTAATATTAATAAAATAGTATTAGGAAAATCTGGGGAAAATAAAATATTTAAATATATCCCACATGGGTTAAATTCTAATGTTTATAAACCTTTAAAAGAAGGTGATGAAGAATATACTAAAATGTTAGAGTTTAAGAAAAATATATTTAAAAACAAAAATCCTAAATTTGTAGCATTTTTCAATTCTAGGAATATTAGAAGAAAACAAATCCCTGATACTATGTTAGCTTTTAGAGGATTTTTAGATACTCTGCCTAAAGAGGAATCTAAAAATTGTTATATGATATTACACACTGAGGCAGTTACAAACCATGGGACAGATTTAGAAAAAGTTAGAGAATATTTATTTGAAGAAGATTATAAAGATAATATAATATTTTCTCATTCAAAACTTACTATCAATCAATTAAATTATTATTATAATATAGCAGATGTTCAAATGTTATTAACTTCTAATGAAGGTTGGGGGTTATCATTAACTGAAGCTATATTAGCAGGAACTCCTATTATAGCTAATGTTACTGGGGGAATGCAAGACCAAATGAGATTTGAAGATGAAAGTGGTGATTGGATTGATTTCGATTCTAACTTTCCATCTAATCATAAAGGTACTTATAAAAAACATGGAAAATGGGCTTTCCCATGTTACCCAACTTCAAGATCAATACAAGGTTCACCTGCAACCCCTTATATCTATGATGATAGATGTAGATGGGAAGATGCTACTGAAAGGTTAGTAGAAGTATATAAATTAGGAAGAATTAAGAGAAAAAAATTAGGTCTAAAAGGAAGAAAATGGGCAATATCTGATGAAGCTGGATTTACTCATGAATATCAAGCTCATAGAGTAATGGAAGCATTTACAGAATTATTCAGTACCTGGAAACCTAGAGAAAAATATGAATTAATAAATACCAACGAGTATAAAGGTAAATTTTTAACCCATAAATTGTTATATTAATGAGTAAACCAAGATTTGTTATATCATGTCCCTTTGATACCTATTCAGGATATGGGGCACGTAGTAGAGATTTAGTAAAAGCTATTATTGAATTAGAAAAATATAAAGTAGAATTATTACCTCAAAGGTGGGGTGGTACCGCTTGGGGTTTTTGTAATGATCATCCTGAATGGAAGTTTTTAATGTCCCATACTTGCAAACCAGATTGGAATAAAACCCAACCTGAGATTTGGATGCAAATATCAATCCCTAATGAATTCCAACGTGTAGGAAAATACAATATAGGATGTACTGCCGGTATTGAATCTACAATGTGTAAAGCAGAATGGATTGAAGGGGTTAATAGGATAGATGAAACTTGGGTTTCTTCTAATCATGCTAAAAAAGTATTTGAAAGTACTATATATGATAGAAAAAATAAAATAACACAACAAGTAGAAGGTAAATTAAAAATTGAAAAACCAATTCATGTTGTATTTGAGGGGGCAAATTTAGATATCTATAAAAAAATCCCTTCATCAAAAATTAAAAATATTAATTTAGATCAAATAAAAGAATCATTTTGTTTTTTATTTGTAGGGCATTGGATGCAAGGAGAATTTGGACACGATAGAAAAAATGTATCTTTGTTAATAAAAGCTTTTTTTGAAACATTTAAGAACCAATTAAACCCACCTGCATTAATATTAAAAGCTTCAAATGGTGTTTCTTCTTATATGAGTAGAGAAGATTTATTAGATAGAATATTAAAAATTAGAAAAACTGTTAAAGGTAATAAAGCCAGTGTTTATTTACTAAATGGGGATTTAACCGATAGTGAAATGAATGAGTTATATAATCATCCTAAAGTAAAATCAATGGTAAGTTTAACTAAGGGTGAAGGGTTTGGTAGACCTTTATTAGAATTTAGTTTAACAGGAAAACCTATTATGGTTTCTGGTTGGTCAGGACATACTGATTTTTTACACCCTAAATATAATTTTTTACTTCCTGGAAAATTAGAAAAAATACACCCTAGCGCTGCTAACCAATGGTTAATAGCAGAATCTAGTTGGTTTAAACCAGATGAACCTCATATTGGTTCTTCATTAAAAGAAATTTTTAAGAATTATAGAAAAGTACTTAAGAAAACTACTAAACAAAGTCAACATGCTAAAAATAAATTTAGTTTTAATAAAATGAAAAAGTTAATTAGTAATTTACTTACTTCTAACCTTCCATACTTTCCAAAACAAGTAGAACTTAATATACCTAAAATTAGTCTTCCTAAATTAAAAAAAGTAAAATAATATGAAATATGATGAAATAGTAAATTGTCCTAAATCAGGTGGTGATTTATGTTACAGAATAGAAGTAAATAAAGATATAACCAATTATATGAGTTTGTCTTGTGGCTTTTGGACTAATACTCTTATGAAAGTAGGGACTGAATTTTATAATCAACAAGTATCTTCTTTACCTGAAATTTATAAAGATTTAGCTTGGACAGACCCAAAAACAGATCTTGTTTGGCTTCCTAATACAATTAACCTACCAGAACAAGGAATGTTATTTGCCTCGGGACCAGATAAAGATAATTGGGCTTGGGGGGCTGTTAAAGCAGTTGAAATACCTGAAGAAGATAGAGAAAAATATAAGGGTCAATCACATAGAGCAGATATGTCTACTATTCAGTATTTTAAAGAACGTGATTATATAGATGCTCTTTCATATATTGGAATATTACCTAGTTAAATTATGAAAATAAGTTATGCTGTTACCGTTTGTAATGAATTTATAGAAATTCAAAAATTAATTAATTTTCTTCGAAAAAATAAAAGACAACAAGATGAAATAGTTGTACTTTATGATCAGAAAAACGGCGACGAAGAAGTTGCAAGTTGGCTTACTAAGCAGAGTAAATATCCAAACTTTCAATTTTGGAGAGGATTAGACTTTAATAACCATTTTGCTGACTGGAAAAATCAACTTACAGAATATTGTCAAGGAGATTATATATTTCAAATAGATGCTGATGAAATGCCTAATGAATCATTATTAATTAACCTTCCAGTTATATTAGAATGCAACCCAGACAACGAAGTTTATTTAGTACCTAGAGTTAATACCGTAGAAGGATTAACTCAGGAACATATTACAAAATGGAGATGGAATGTAAATGATAAAGGTTGGGTCAATTGGCCTGATTATCAATGGAGAGTGTGGAAAAATAAACCTGAAATAAAATGGGTTAATAAAGTACATGAAAAATTAGAAGGGTTTAAAACTTATGCTGCTCTACCACAAGAGGAAGGATTAGCTTTATATCACCCTAAAACGATAAACAAACAAGAAAAACAAAATAAATACTACGATACATTAACATGAAAAAAACAGCATTACTTCTATTACTATTTACTACTTTAAGCTGGAGTCAAACTTACAAAGAAGAGGGTATTAATATTCTTACTAAAGAAGGAATAACTTCTATATACTTTAAAAATGGAAACTCTGATGGTTTTTATTTAGATGGAGTATTTATGGAATCTTATGGAGTATTAAAATTACCAGTAGATCAATTTATACAGTTTATAGAAGACTTATCTAAAATATCTAAAAAATCTGAAGCAAATTTAGAAAAGGAACTTTACACATTAAATAAATTTGATTTCTCTAAGGATGAAATATTCTTTAATGTTAAAGACAAGGTAGGAACTATTACTAAAGCACAATTAAAAGACTTAATTAAACAAAATAATTTATAATTATGAAAAAAATTTGGTACGCCCCCAATAAATTAGAAGCCTATGGGGAAGAAGAAATAAAAGCTGTTGAACAATGTCTTAGAGATGGATGGTTAGCTGGGTTTGGGCCTCGTTCTATAGAGTTTGAAGAAAAAATTGCTAAAGAATTTGGTAAAAAATATGGAGTATTTGTAAATTCAGGTTCTTCTGCTTGTTTATTAGCGATAGCAGCTTTAGATTTACCTAAAGGAAGCAAAATAATTACACCCGCTTTAACTTTTTCAACAACATTAGCTCCCATTGTACAGTTAGGGTATGAACCTATTTTTATAGATTCTAATTTAACATCTTATGTTCCTGACATTAGTGATATAATAAATGCAATAACACCTGATACTAAAGCAATTATGATTCCTAATTTAATTGGAAATAAACCAGATTGGGATAAATTAAAAAGATATTTAATAGAAATTAATAGAAAAGATATTTTTGTTATTGAAGATTCAGCGGACACTGTAACTTATACAAAAGAATCAGATGTTTCAACAACAAGTTTTTATGCTTCTCATGTTATTACTGCTGGTGGAATGGGAGGAATGGTAATGTTTAATGATAAAAAACATGTAAAAAAAGCATTACAGTATAGAGATTGGGGTCGTATAGGAGATAATAGTGAAAACATGGATG